GCGTGACCTTTGTGCGGAGGATTGAATCGCCCAAACGAAATTCCAATAGTTTTTACGCTATTGGCTGGTTGTTCGTTTTCAAACATTTCTCTTAACTTCATGGTACCCACCTTGATAATGTTTCACCGCTGCCGTGCTGAACGTTATCTCGCGGAACAAGTTTGGCATGCATGTCGCCTTCTGAGTCGTACTGTACCCATCCTTCTGAATTGATAACTTTAATTTCCGGCGGATTCATTTCTAACTGCGACAACAGTTGATTTTTTAAATTCATAATCTTCTTAACATAGTTAAACACTGTAGTTACGCCGGCTGGTACAGCTTCTACACGTGATCTAATATTTAATTTCATACTGTCTGATTTAACCATGCCACTTGCACCTAAATCAACCCAAGTCATAAAATCGTCGCCAACATTGGCCAATTGACCTGATTTGGATTTTTCATTCATGTAACGATATATGATTCCTTTAAAGTTTGACACTTTAGGAATAGGTGATAAGAACGCATCAATAGCCGCTTTGTCTTGTTGAAGATCGGATTCAATTTTGTCAATGGCTTTAGTATCAATCTTTGGCTGCACTTTGGCATAATACGGACTTAAAACAATTAGTTCTGTCGTAGGCATCATGTAAGTTGTAAAATCTTTGACTGGCTTTTGCGAACTATCAGAAGCTCCAAAACTGTCAAAACTGCCATGAGCGGCAACCATTGCTTGTGCGCCTTCTGCAATGCGCTGACCCAATGTTGAATCAACAGCAATATGATATTGAGTTTGACTTTTTAAGTTTGGATTTAATTCGTATACGCCATCGACTTCTTCGGGAGGGGTGGTAAACAATCCATCTGCATAAAAATAAATCTCTTTACCCTTCTTTGGAACTATAGTTGCGGCTTTAAAAATTTCGTACAAGTGACTAAACTCTGTGGCAAATTGTTGACGTTCTGCTTGTTTAGCAGGATCACTGCCAGCATCGCCGCTTTTGTTCAAGATAAAATTGTAAATGCCACGCACACTGGTAAAGTCGCTCACATCACTAGTGCCTGTTCCACCGCGACTCCATCCATTATGACCGCATAAGATAAACTGGCCGTCTTTGGTATAGCCCCAGTAAATTTGTGGAGCACCGTCCCATTTGAATCTAGTGTTCTCTGAACTGGCAGTTCCTGCTTTACGTATATGCTCAAGAGCTTTGATTACGCCAGCAGTGCCATGTAAAAAAGTCAAATCTTCCACGTGGTTAAATGCCCTGCCAACTTTAGCTTTGACAGGTTCAACAGCTTCACGTACAAATAATTCTCTTAATAACACAATTAGTCCTTATACTTGCCATCGGCTAGATGTTGTTTAAAGTCTTCCTGCATTTTTTTGCAAATACTATTGACAGTTTTTTCGTCTAACGACTCAGGTAATTCGCGTATAGGGAATTTTTTAACGTATAGTTTATAGCTATTTTCAACTGCTGGTTTAAAAATGTCAGGATTTATTGAACGTTTGCTGTTGGAACGATCTAGACATCTAGCAATGCTAGGATAAACATGGCGTCGATACACATCATCGTCATAGTTCATGAAGTGAGTCAAGTCTTCTATTAAATCAAAATCAAGTTCTCTACCTTTTTCAGTAGATTTAACAAAATCTAAATCTTTGAAGAATTTATTTTCTAATAGTTCACGTATACGCATTATAAAGCCCGGTTTTAACAAAAATTACATGTATGGCGATAGATGCTCGCCTTTAGAGTATTTATCGTAAAACACAATTACTGTTTAGGCTTTTTCGTTTACAACCCGCTCAACTTTGGAAATTACACCGCTGAGATGCATCTTTGCCATAAGCAGATTATTATCGCCTGATATATAAAAGTAACTTCCGCCCCAGCTGTTGTTTCGTAACAGCTGAATTTTACAGGATTTAGTTAGTTTTATCTTGGAATTAGTATTAGCCCATGTGATAAAAGTGCTGTATTCCTGTGAAGTTTTACCCAGTGTTACTCTGTAATCGTACTTTATTTTAGGTAAAATAACTGTGTTTTCTTCTAAAGTTGTGCCAGGTGCAGGCTGGCAAATATACTTTACTCGAGACTTGTCCAAGTTGGTTAGTTTGTCAACATCTCGTTTGTTGTTAGTATATACAGTGACCCATGGCGTTTCTACACGTATTTCTATGCTATCTAATGTAGAAAGAACATGCTCTAACTTGATAGCATATTGTAATTCTTCTTCAGTCTTGATAGTCCACCGTTTTCTAGCATACACATCAGTTTCTAATTTTACATTTTTTATGCGGTCAGCAATAACATCGCTTGGTGCGTTTCTAAATAAATGAGCGCCAGAGAATACCAATACAATTTTGTACTGGTACTTTCCGTAAAATAACTTTTTAGTCTGCTTGAACTGCATGATCAGTAGTTTCAATGGCTAGCATTGGTACCTTGGATGCTTTGCCCTTGGCAACTAGTGCTATTTTATCTTCGCTGATAGAGATAGTTAACCACCCGCCATTCTTTAAATCACCAAACAACATCATACGAGCAAGGTCACGTTTAATTTCCTTGTCAATAACACGTTGCAGTGGCCGAGCACCCATCTTACTATCAAAGCCCTTGGCAATAAGCCAGTTGGTAGCTTCGTTATTGATTTTGATACGAATACCTTTTTCTTTAACTTGCTCACGCAACTCGTCAATAAACTTAGTAACAACTTTGACCATTGTTTCTTTATTAAGTTTATTAAACGTAACCACTGCATCAAGACGATTACGAAACTCTGGAGTAAAGAATTTCTTCAAATCTTTATCGCTGTAGTCTTTACTTTGTGATCCAAATCCAATTGTATTCTTTTCAGCATCCTGTGCGCCTGCGTTGGTAGTAAGAATCAACACAATGTTGCGACAGTCAGCTTTTTTACCATTTGATCCAGTGATAAATCCGTTGTCCATGATTTGTAGCAATACTGTGCTGACATCCGGATGTGACTTTTCAACTTCGTCAAATAATAGAACAGCATTTGGATTTTCTTGAATCTGCGTAATCAACAAGCCGGCATTTTCTTCAAAGCCCACATATCCCGGTGGACTACCAATCAACTTAGATATACTATGCTTCTCTTGATATTCACTCATATCAAAACGTAGCAATTTAACACCCAGGTGTTTAGCTAAACTTTTAGCAGTTTCAGTTTTACCACAACCAGTTGGGCCCATGAACACAAACGATCCAACAGGTTTGTTCTCACTCTTAAGTCCTGCTTGTGCAACAATAATTTTATCTACAATTTCTTCAACAGCAGTGTCTTGTCCAAACACATCTGCACTGACGTTGTCCTGCAACTTAGAAATACTTGCACTTTCAGTTTCTGAAACTTGTTCTTCAGGAATCTGCACCATCTTAGCAAGTTCGTACTGTATTTCACGTTCGGTAATAACACGCTCGTCTGCAAGTTTAAGGTTGAAGCGACTGCAAGCCAAGTCAATCAAGTCAATGGCCTTGTCTGGCAACTTCTTGTCTGTTTGATACTTGACACTCAATTTGATTGCTGAATGCAATGCATCGTCTTTGATTTTGACATTGTGGAAACCTTCGTAGTATTTCTTAATGCCTTTAAGGATTTGCATGGTAACTTCAACCGTGGGCTCATCAACAGTAATGCGTTGGAACCTGCGCATCAATGCACGATCCTTTTCAAAGTGCTTGCGATATTCTTCCCAAGTAGTCGATGCTACAACTTTAATATTGCCTTTGCTCAATGCAGGCTTCATCATGTTAGCAAGATCATTGGCCGAGTTACCAGCAGATCCTGCGCCGGAGATCATGTGAGCCTCGTCAATGAACAAGACAGTCTTACCTTTCTTTTGAAGAGCTTTAATAACTGCTTTAAATCGTTCTTCAAAATCTCCTCGATATTTAGATCCAGCTAACATAGCTGAAATATCTAAATTATAAACAGTGTAGTCTTTTAAGAAGTCCGGAACAGCACCCTTGACAATATTGTAGGCTAGTCCTTCTGCTATGGCAGTCTTACCTACACCCGGATCTCCAACTAAGATAACATTGTTCTTATTGCGACGACCCATTGCAAGTGCAATGTTTTCTAGTTCGTCGATTCTTCCAATAACTGGATCAATTTTATTTTTTTCTACTTGAGCATTTAAGTTTGTAGTAAATGCCTGTAGAGCTTTACTTGGCTGACCGCCTTCTTGTGGTTGTTCCTCTTCAGGATCTTCTGCACTATTATTCAAGAAGTCAGCAAATTTATCTCTATCAATGCCCGCTTTTGCAATGTAGAAATATGCCCAGCTACGCTTTTCGCCCATCATGGCAACAAATACATCCGTAGGTTCGATTCTCTGACGACCGTTAAACAACACTTGTGTGAACGCACGATTAAGAACACGTTCAACACTTTGAGTCTTCTTAGGCTTAACAACTACATCTTGTACAGTAATTTCTCCGCATTTATTTTTCAAATAATCGGTCAATTCTGATTTCATTGTTTCTGGTTTGGAACCAAAACTTTGCAAACAACTAACAAACGACTCTTCAGTCAGCATGGCTAGAAAGATATGTTCGATTGTTAAATATTCATGATGCAGTTTTTTAGCAGTCTCTAATGCTTTTTCGAATACTGCCTGCAAATTATCACTTGGTTCTACCATTTAATTTCCTCTGTTTTTTAATTGCCATTGCTAGTTTAAGTGGACTGAGTCCATCTGTAAAACATATACCGTCTAGATGATCCAGTTCGTGTAAGAAACACCTGGCATCTATACCCTCTAATTGTATTATACGCTCTTGGCCCGTATTGTCAAGGTATTTTGCAATCAAACTCTTACTGCGTTCAACTTTTAACCATAAATCTGGAAAACTCAAGCATCCTTCTTCGCCCACTGTCTTTTCATTATTTACTTCCAGTATAACAGGATTAAACAGCCCACACTCTCGTCCATCTCGAGTACGCATGACAAATATACGCTTTAGCAATCCAACTTGCTGTGCGGCAAGTCCAATGCCGTTTGATGCTTTCATTATATTGAACATGTCTTGCTCAGTACGTGCTGCCAATTCGAAATCATCCGCAGTTTCAAATAGCCACGGCGTTGCTGATTGTTTTAATATTGGATTAGGATGTTTTATTAATTTCATTGTTGATTGATCGAAGTCTTTCTACCAATGACGGGTCTGTAACAGCTGGTGTACGAATTTTAATAACTGATACAAATCGTCCTTTGTAGCCAGTGTTTACATTAGGAAATCCGCCGCCATTGCTGGCAAATTCTGAACCGTCTTCAATACCTGCCCGTAAGTCAAGATTTAATATTTGTCCTGATAAGGTAGTTACTTGTTTCCTGCAACCTATCATAGCATCAATTGGACTAATATATACCTTTGTGTAAATATCATCGCCCTGACGTGCAAAATGCGGATCAGGTAATATCACAATAGTAACATTTAAATTGCCACGAGGCGCATTTGGAACACTGTCGTCACCTAGACCTTGGTATCTAATAGTTTCAGCATGTCCAATGCCCGGCGGCACATTTATAACAACGGTTTGTGTTCGGCCGCTGGGTAGTTTGTAGTTTGCTTCTAATTGTTTACCCACCAACGAATCCATCAATGTAATTTGGCATTGAATGTTTAAATCTCTATTGCGTCCGCGACCTGTGTGACGTCCAAAAATATCTCCAAACGGGTGTCCTGCAAATGGATTGTTTTGTCCAAATGCTTGCTCAAAAGGATCCCAGCCACTAGTATGGAATCGAACTTGAGGCCCGCCCATACGT